GGTCAGAATGTCGACCGATGGCAGTTCGTCAAGGGCGGTGAAGTCCCCGAGGTTTGGTGCTGACACGTTGGCTTCAAGCCAGGTGCAAGCGCCTTTGTCAATATCGGACACAAACACGGTGTGAGTGTTGAGGCCGGCGAGCGTCAGGCCGTGCTCAAGGCCAGCGATGCCAGTGCACAAACTGCCGACCGTCAAGGCGGTCATTCGCTAACTGCCTGGGTGAGCTGTGTGACACGGTCGGGATCAGCTCGGCGGATGCCGTGCAGGATCGTCGTGTGGTCACGGTCGAGCTCGGCACCGATGTCGGCCAGGGTCAGGTCGAACTCGTGGTAGAGCACGGCCATGATCGGATGGCGGGCAGCGACCACGGCGGCTTTGCGTGACGGTGACAGCAGCTGCTTCACCGGGACGTTCCACAGCTCGGCTGCTGCTTTGACGACGTGGGGCACCGGGTCGTCATACACCGGCTCGTCGAAGTAGCGGCCGCATCGGGTACACCATTCAAGCTTCATCGGCCTGCCTGCTTCCTGACTTCGTCCCAGTTCGTGACGTAGCGGAAGCGCTGCGCTGACCGGTCGAGGGTGACGTGGTCTTTGCTCGGTTCGAGGTCGAACAGCGGGCCGAACTCTTCTGCGGCTTGTCGTTCTCGCCACGGTTCGCCGTGCTCAACTTGCCATTTGACGTACAGCCAGCCCCAGAACAGCGTCAGCACGACCAGGCCGGCCAGGACAACGAAGAACACGCCGCCGCTACTCATCGCCGGCCTCACGGTGCTTGATGATGCGGCGACGGTCAGCGGCCGGGGTGCGCATGTCGTCGCCGTGGACGTGCACGCCTCGAGCAGCGGCCATGCGTTCGGCGTGGCTGCGGGCCTTTGGCGGGTCGGTAAGGTCAGTTTTTGCTCGGTCGGTGCGTTCTTTGCGTAGGCGGGCGTCGCGATCAGCGGCGAGCACTTCAGCGAACCCTTCCCACGTTGCCTGCCAGGCAGGTTTGTATTCGGTCATTTCTTCCTGTGTCTTTCTGGGTCTTGTAGATACTTGATGATTTGGTCGGCGTGTTCGGGCCGGACGATCGCTGAGCCGATGGTGTCGGAACGCATCAGGGCGTCCATCCAAACATGCTGCTCAGGTCGGACACGGCCGATCTCGGACTTCAGCTCGAGGAACAGCACCCTCGGCGGTTTGACGAGCACCAGGTCAGGGAAGCCGGCGGCGTTGCGGCGGCTGTCGTTGTCGTGAAACACCAGCCAGCCGTGCATCTCAGCGGCCTCAGTCAGCAGCTGCTGTAGCTCAGCCTCGGTCACGGCGTTCGTTGACGAGCAGCCACAGCAGCCCGACAGCTTGCACCACGACAGCAAAAGTCAGCAGCGCCCACAACAGCCAACAGTTCACGGTTTCGGTGCGTCGCTTTGCATGACTGCCTGGACGGCCTCGTCAATAGCAGCGGGCAGGTCGTGAAAGTGCACGCGCTGTGTGAGCGTCCACCACGGCGTTTCTACCTCGACTTCGTACACCATGAATTCGGGGTCGAAGTCTCGTGCCGGCCAGACGTTGATGCCGAGTGTTTTTTTCATTGTCGCAGCCCCCAAACAATCGCTTGGCGGCCCGTAACCGTTGGTCGGCGTTCGCCGGTGTCGTAAACGAAGCCCATGTTTACAAGCTCGCTGCGACGTGTGCGCACGCCAGACACCGTGACGAGGTCGGTGTGCGTCTCGGCGAGGTGCTGGCACAGTTGCTCGTCAGTCATCGGGCCTTCGTTCTCAAGGGCAATGCCAACAGCAAACTGCAGCGCTGTAACTGAGTTCCGCAGCAATCGCTGCGCCGCTTGGTGTGACGTGTCGGGGTCGGTGTTGCGGGCTCTTGGCGTGGTGTTGTGGTACACGACTCGTGGGACGTACTCGTCGCACCAGGTGTAGTGGTTGCCGCTGTCGTAGCCGCAATTCAAGCAGTAGCTCATGCTGCACCGTCCTGCTGTGCAAGCCGTTCCTCACGTTCCCGCAAAAAGTCCTCTCGGGCTGCGCGCTGCACATCACGCTCGACTTCGGCGTTGCGTTCGAGGGCACGGTCCAGGCGGAACTGGTCAGCGCTCCAAAGATGGGTGCCGACGCCGATGCGGGCGGCGCATCGCTTCAGCGAGTCGCTGCAGGCGTCTTTCATGCGTGCGCCGTCGTGTGGCCAGTTTTCGGGCCGTTCACAGTCGCCGGCGTCTTGCACCGTCGTGATGCGGCCGTCGATCTCGACGATGAGCTCGCCGATAACGCCGCAAATGTGCCCGGTGTCAGCGTCACGGATCTCGCGCACAATGCGAAAATCGAACGGGCCGACCACGGCCAGCAGCTTTTCGACAACCACGGAGTGTTTGACGTATGAGCCGAACCCGGTCGGGTTCTTCTGGATCAGGGACTGCGGAAAGGGTTTAGCGAGCTGTGCGAGCTGGTCGTTCATGAGCAGCTCCCGAAGCAGGCCGTCGGGTCGAGGGCGACGTTGACGAGCATGAACACGGCCAGGACGCCGGCAGCGATGAAGCCAGCGATGGTGAGGGCGTCGAGTAGGCGGCTCATCGGCGACCACTCGGCACAAGCCGCATGTCTTCGCTGTCGTAGTCGAGCAGCGTCACGTCTGGCTCGTCGTCAAGGCCTTTTTGCAAGGCTGGCATGACGTAGTCGAGTGCGTCGCCGTGCGGCGGTTCGTCAGTTTCAACGCTTGTCATGTAGTCGTTTACAGCCACATACAGCGTGATTTTTGCAAAGCGCATTGTTTTCTCCAGTCTGTGCCCGTTGTGGGCAGGTGTTATCCAATCAGACTGTGGAGAACTTTGCAAGGATCAGTCCATCAGGGTGTCCCAGGTGACCGGCCCGACGATGCCGTCAACAGCGAGGCCTTCGTCGCGCTGGAACTGGCGCACAGCCTGGTCGGTCATCTTGCCGAACACGCCGTCGATGCCGGCACCGGGCTTGCCTTGCCGGGTGAGCCGGTGGCCGTCTTTGTCGAGCTGTGTTTGCAGGAACTCGACGACAGCGCCTCGATCGCCACGGCGTAGCACGGTGTCTTTGCATGCTTCAACGAACTTTGCGACCTCGGCGAGCACGTCCTTCGGGTCCGGTGACGGCGGTTCGGCTGAGGCGTCGTAGGGCAGCCACTCGAACTTGTTGCCGACGATGCTGCCTGGCACAAAATGCCACCACTCGGACCTAATCGGAGCGTGCATGCCGTACTCGGTAGCGATCTTTTTGACTTCGCCGGTCGTGATGCCTTTGCCGGTGATGCGTAGATCGACTGCGTAGCCGAAACCGCCGTAAGACGGCTGAGCCATATGAAAACTGCCCTGCCACCCAGAAGCCCGTTTTCGGTCAGGATTGGCGGCTAAATTGAATCCTCGCTTGCCGGCCTTGTAGCCGTCGTAAAGGTACTTTTGCTGGGCATAGGTGCGCACGCCAGACACGACAGCGACACGGTTCGCAATTCGAGGATCAGCGAAGAATGCCTCAAGCCGTGCGATGAAACGAGGGTGGAGGCCGTCGATCTTGACTCGGCTCGACGTGACCGGAATCTTGCTCACGGCGTTTCGTCGAGGTTCGTCATCGACGGATTAGCGCCACCAATCGGCCCCTTGATGGCAGCGTAAGACTTGACGATAGACAGCACGCCGGCGACGGCCGATGCCTGCAGGGCGTCAGCGATGCCGACCTCGAGCATGCCTGCCCCGTCGGTGCCGACCAGGGCGAGCAGCGTCTGGCAGAACGCAGCGACAGCACGCTCGGCCGAGTCTTTGAAGTTGAGTGAGCTGAACATGCCGACAAGCCTAGTCGTCGTCGGGTCGGTCAAGGGCGACAGCGACCATGTGGGCGACCAGCGAAGCGATTGCGATCCAGACGGCGTAGCGGAACGTCGACGAGCCCGGTGCGAGCGTAATGAGCACCAGGCCGACGCCGCCGATCGTAAAGCCGAGGGCAAAGAGTTCTCGAACGTATCTCACGTCTGGTTTCTCCTGGCAGGTGAACCAGTCGGGGACGGTATCGGGGTTGCGGACCTTGGGACAGCGAGCACAGCGCCGGCAGCTGTCACAGCGACAACGGTGCGCCGGTCTTCCTGGCTGATGCGGCTGTCGCTGCGAGTGTAGTCGGCGAGCGCCGGCGAGAACATGTCATCGGCTGCGGCGTCCTCGAACACCTCTTTGGCCTCTACGGGTGCGTCGTTGATCGCTGCAGCCACAGCAGCGAGCTGCACCGGCTCGAGGTCGTCAAAGGCGGGTTGTTCGACCAGTTCTTGCACGTCCTCAACGGCAATTTCTTCGGGTTCGGCGGCGATGACGTCGACGACGGCGGCTGCGAGGGCTTCGTCAGGGATCGCTGCAGCGACTGTGAGCGCTTCTGTGAGCCTCGGTGGCTCGGTAGTGGTTGGTGGTGCCTGAGTCGTCGTCGGGGGCGTTGTAGACGTTGTGGGCGGCGCTGTGGTCGTTGTGGTGGTCGTCGACGTTGTGCTGGTCGTTGTCGTCGAGGTCGTGGTGGTCGACGTGGTTGTCGCTGGCGGCCTAGTCGTCGTTGTCGGTGGCAGCGTGGTCGGCGGTGACGGCAGCGTCGTGCTCGAGGTCGTTGTAGCCGCCGGCAACGTGGTCGAACTCGTCGTCGTTGTGGTGCTGGTCGTCGGTGGCACGGTCGTCGTTGTGGTCGTTGTCGACGTAGTGGTGGTCGTCGGTGCGGCCGTCGTGGTCGTGCTTGTGGTGCTTGTGGTAGTGCTGGTGGTGCTCGTCGTCGTTGAAGGGGCCGCCGTTGTTGTTGTCGTTGTTGAGGTCGTTGTGCTGGGTGGCTCTGGCGGCGGTGCTGACGTGGTCGTCGTGGTGCTTGTTGTGGTCGTTGACGTGGTGGTCGTTGTCGTCGTCGTTGTAGGCGGCTGGTAGCCGTCCTGCGACCATGCGAGCGTCACCGAGCCAGTCGGGACCGTCATGTTTGTCTCGTGCTGATACGAGCTGACGCGCAGCGTGTAGGTGCCGGCAGCGGGTGTCAGGTTGAGCTTCGCCGAGTAGCAGTCGCCGACCTCGTTGAAGTTGCCGTCGTCGTCCCGGGCGAGCTCGCCGGTGTCGTTGAACAGGATCAGGTACGGGTCGACGTGCTCGGCGAAGTTCCAGCCGGCGCAGTCTCGGCCTGACGAGGCGGTGACGTAGAACAGCGTTTCGCCGTCGAGCGTCACCGAGTAGTCGACGAACGGGGTGTCTGCGGACAGCGCGACGGTGGCCGGGACGCTGAGCGCTTGCGAGGGTGCGAAGAATGCGAGCAGGTAGGTGGCTGCGAGCAGCGTGCGGCTAGTCGCCTTCGCTGTCGTCGCTGCTCGCATCGTCTACACCTGTCGTCGGCTCTGGGTCCGGCTCTGGTGCAGGTGGCCGCACCGGTTCGACAATCACGCGTCCGTCGTCGTCAGTCCATTCGGTGTCAAACATGTGCTGATCGTGGCGCTCGCCGATCACAAGCCAGTCGACTGTGTCGGCGCACGATGAGTCTTTCGCCTCAATTGTGAGCGTTGAGCCTGAGACTGTGCCACGCACAGCGGTCCAGCCGTCGTTGTTGACGATGAAACATTGCACGTCGCGATTTAGCAGAGGAAACGTGCCGGTTGTCATGCCGGCGGCGGCGTCTAGGTCGACGGTTGCTGCGCCAGCTGTCAGGTCGACTCGACCTCGGTAGAGGTTGTCGGCCTGTGGTGCCTCTACAAACGAGTGCACTAGGTCGTGCGTTTCTGCCTTCGCTGGCAGCGGGTGCGGGATGCGAAACGAGCCAGACGCCTTCGACAGCGACCCGTTTACCTCAAGTGTCGTTGACGGTGAGGTCGTGTTGATGCCGACCCGACCGTTCGACCCGAGGACGGTGACGCGGTTGATGTTCCCGGCTCGCAGCCGCATATCGTCACCAACCGCACCGACAGCAACGTGGATGTTGCTGCTTGAGTCGCTGTCCTTGATTCCTATGTAGGCGGTGCCGTCTTCGGACTCAAACACCGACGTCGTGTTGACCGTGCCCGACTTGACGTGAAACTGCTGCGTCGGAGTTGTCGTGTTGATGCCGACCTTGCCATCGCCATTGAAATACATGTCGGTGCGCGAGTCAGTAAAGTTGCGAAACTCAATGCCTGAGCCAGACGAGTGCTGAAAGCCGAAACTGTCATAGCCGCTGCGTTCCATGCGCAACGCTTCCCCGCTGTCGGTAATAGTGACTTTGTTAGTCTCAAAAAGGTTCAGCTGGGCAGCGGTCAAGATTTGATTGCTTGAGAAGCTCATGGTGGCGTCATCCTAGTCTGTTCACGTCAAGCACTCCGAGAATCGCAGAGTCAAGCGTGAAGGCCCAATAATTTGCGAGCGGGCGCAGCGTCAACATGACGGTCGTGTCAGACGGGGTCGCCTCGATTGTGCGAGCCGTTATCAGCACTTCGTCGGTGCGTTCGCTGCCGCCGGTCGGCGTGTACGTCACTGTTGCCGGGTTCCACCAGCCTTTGCGGCAGTCGAGCAGGAACAGCCACGGGCTCGAGTCGTCGCCTACCTTGTCGGCAACCATCGCACGAGTGACGAGGATGCGTTGCGCCACAAAGTCGGTGTCGCTGAACTTCGATGTCCATGCCTGCGCCGTCTGTTCCGCCTGGGCGTCGGTCGGGTCAGCGGTCGTGTATTGGCGGTTGCGGGCACCGTACTTGTTGATAGACGACGTGTTTTGTGACGTTTGCTGCGTAGCACCAGAGAACGCACCGGTGACTTGTGCCGAGTTGGTGACTTCGTCGATGTTGTAGCCACGTTCGAGGCGCGCATACGGGAGCTCGCCGACGGCTGGTGACTCGGTGAACGTGAATGTGGTGTCGAAGGCGGTGCCTCTGTGGAGCTGGTCAGCGCTTGTGAAGTGCCACAGCAGCGGGAAGCCAGGGTCAGGCAGGAACAGGCGGGTCGGGAACGCTACGCCAGGCCCAGCCGGCAACACAGCAGCGTTCATTTCGTCCATCGCTGCAGTTTGTGGCACGTCAGCGAGCTTGTAGTCGATCTCGAGCGCTGTCGGGCCGGCGTCGTCGTCGAAGGGTTCGGCACCTGCACCAGCGCCAAGCGTCGGCAGCTGAACTTCGCCGTAGGTGCCCGACCAGTACGTCTCGATGAAGTCTGCGAGGCCGGTTGTAGTGCCAGTGACGGTGCGGTCCACGATGGCTGTGCGGCCGCCGATGCTGAACGCATCAGCGACACTCAAACGCACTTTCGAGTTGATGCCGTCGTCGACCAGGTCAAACCCGACAATCATCCCTGCAAACAGGTACGACAGGATGCTGGTCGGGTAGGTGCCGACTGTGATCTCGATC